ACTAGAATAACAAACAAAACAAAACAAAACAAAACAAAACAAAACAAAACAAAACAAAACAAAACAAAACAAAGAACAAAACAAAACAAAACAAAACAAAACAAAAGAACAATGGCAAGCGCACTTAAGGCATCTCAGGTTGACCTCAGCAAGATCAGCATCTCTCCCCCAAAGACACTTGACAATGGTGGTAAGATGATGTTCATCAATTACAACGGTGGAATCAATCCACTTTACATTACAGTCCCTGAAGTAGAAGTCCCTTGGGAACCTTCATACTTCTCGGACAATGATACAAGTGGTAAGTATGCTGTCAAGATTTCACTTAAGAATCTCGATGAAAACAAGGAACTAAAGGAGTTCCATACAATGCTTTCAAGTATGGATACATTTCTAAAGGAAAAGGCACTTGAAAATTCTCAGAGTTGGTTCAAGAAGAAGATGTCTGAAGAACTAATTAATGAGCTTTACACTCCACTTGTAAAGGTTTCACTTGATCTTGAAACTGGTGAACCAAATGGTAAGTATCCAGATAGTTTTGGATTCAAGGTTGTCAGGCGTGATAATAAGTTTAAGGATTTTACAATCTATGATAATCATAAGGTTGTATTTGATGTTGAAGGTAAGGATGGTCCTCCCGTTGATCTAGCAAATGTCCTAATGAAGGGTACACTGATCAAAGCGGTTCTAAAGTGTAATGGTATTTGGGTTGCGAATGGTAAGTTTGGTTGTACTTGGAGGGCTGAACAGATTCGAGCAAAGGTTCCGGAAGGTGGACTGCGGGAATTTGCGATTGAATCTGATTCAGATGATGAAGATGATAATGTTGAAGCAAAGCCAAATATGATTGAAGATTCATCGGATGAAGAGTCCGAAAAGGAAGAGGAGCAGTCTGAGGAAGAAGTTGTTGAGGAACCTGAACCTGAACCTGAACCAAAGAAGAAGAGGAAGCTCAAGGTTAAGAAGAAGGTTGATAATTAAGTAAATGGGGAAGTAATATTTTAAAATAGGTTTAATTTATAATAATTTTTTATTTTTTACATTATAAAGCGTCGTTGGTGTAGGGGTTAGCATATCAGCCTTCCAAGCTGGTGTCCCGGGTTCGAGTCCCGGACGACGCACTTTTGGCACTTTGGTCTAGTGGTATGATTCTTGCTTTGGGTGCAAGAGGTCCCGGGTTCGATTCCCGGAAGTGCCCACTAACTATATAAATAAAGATACATTAACATTAATTTTGTAGAATTTGATACAAAATTATTTGTTCCCCATGACATAATTACATATCCAGACAATAGAATATATTGTATGCTTATTGGTATTTGTGTATATTCTTTTTCTATTATTGTAGTATTCATATTATTATGTTATATAATATAAAATGCCTCTTTATGTTTTTACAGTAAGAAGAGCTAAGATTGATGGTGATGATAAATATATTGGTATGATACCTAAATTAGTTGATGAAATGTATCAAAGTGATGACAGTGGTATGTTAGATATTTATAAAGAAATGATTGAAGATGGACATTCTAAGAAGGATTTATTTGATGGCATTTTATCTTGGCCTAATAATTGTTTGAACCGCTCCAAATATATTAATAAACAAGACATACCTAAAATTATTAAACTAAACGAAGAATTTTATCTTAGAGATAATTTTGAAGAAGATGATGACAAACTGATACGTCTAATTGAACATCTATTCCGTGCACACAGTACAATGGAGTATGGTATCTATTTTGGTTCATTGAAAGCAGATAATGATGAAGATTTTTTAAAAAATATTGTTAATCCATCCCAATTAAAAGATAGAACATATCGTATTGTCCATTATACACAACTGGATAATCTCCTAGACTATGTTGATAGAATAAAAAAAGTACATGGGATGGTGTCTAACCTTTTGTATTTTAATGAAGGTTGGCAATATGGTGAAAAAGAGGAAACATCAATGGATTATAATGGAGAAAATAGAGAAGAATTTAAAAAATATCTTGAAAAGTATGATAATGAAGAATTAAGTACTTCAGAGATATTAGTACAATGTCCTATAGAACCCCACATATTTAATTTTACTTATCGCCAACATGGTGGGAGTAAGTCAAAAAAGAAGAAAAAGAAAAAGAAAAATTAAAGTCTTTTTTTATCGTAACATTCTTCACATATATTCTTATTATAATATTTACACCAATCCTTTATTGTATATACTTCTTCACTCCTTTTTTTACACCAATCACATTTTTTATGATAAATACATTTAAACATATATATAAAAGGGTTTAATTAAAATCTAAAACGACAGATATATTATTTGAATTTAATCCACGGGATGCAGACTTAGATAATTCTTGTCTCTTCTTCCTTTCATTTGTTGTCTTTTTTTCTTTTTTAATTAAATGATAACTTTGATTCATGTCAGTTTCAATTTCATCATAATTATCTTGTATATAATCTATTATAAGATTATCAATAGCCCATTTAAAGAAATTTAATTGCCCGACAGTTGTTTCTATTTTTTTCCCTTCAGAATATTCAAAATTTATACGATCCCTCCTACAAAATGGATCAAAACGTTTCTTAGAATATGATTTTAGTTGTGCTTTATAGGAATGATAAGTATTAAATTGTTTCCTATCTTTTAACTTTTCAGCATCTATTTCTTTAAAACTTTTATTTCCTTCTTTATCTTCATAAATCATATAATATATACCATGCTTTTTTGAATAATTTGTTACAAACCAATCAATTATACGCAATGAAACTTTATTATTATCCTCTAGAACATCTAATAACTTTTGAACATTTGAATCCGATCCATCGGATGTATAGTATTTATATAAAGCTGTTAATAAGATATTACTCATTATTTTCATATTAATAAAATAAATTCTTTAAATATTAATATTATAAGATTTAAACGCTCACATATTTAAATATTTGTATTTACAAATGAAACTAAATAAAAACCAATTATTTATATCTTATTTTATTATATCTGTATTATTAATCTTTATATATGGTTTTTATAGATGTAAGAGTCCTGAGAAAAAAGATATTTTAGAAAAAGAATATATATTAAATCTCGATGGATGGTCTCTTACTCATCTCATATTTTTCTCAATTGTTGCTTATAATTTCCCAACTAAAAAATATCTAATAGCTTCATTTATATTAGGAATTATTTGGGAATTAGGAGAATTAATATTATCATGGGTGACTATTAATAATAGATTAGGTAGCTGGAGTTTATTTGATTGTAAAAAACTAAACACAGATAAGAATGACGAAGGCGTATGGTGGTATGCAAAAGAGAGTGATATATTTATGAACTTATTAGGATTAATTATAGGTTATTCATTACATAAATACATTTAATATTATTTCTTCTCTATCCAATATATACCTTGTAGATAAGCATCTGCTAAATCATCTTTCTTTTTAGACTGATCAAATAATTCTTTATAACATTCTTCTTCTTCATTTATCATTTTTTCAGTATAAGCTATACTCAGGAATTTATTCTGAGCATATTTATCCTTTTTATTACATTCTATTTTTGGACCTTTGTAAACTTTTAATTTATTTCGAGCATTAACCATATGGATAGTTTCAATTGATGATTTATCATTCATTACACCATCCATTACAAAATAAGTATATATAATCATCTGTACGCTCTTCATCACAGGATTCTTTAACGCGGGTTGATTTTCTATTAATACATATTTAACATTTGATATATCCAATTCTTTTAACTTACTAATACATGTTTGTGATAATTTTAATATATCATGATTAGAATTTAACTTTTTCTTTTTCTTAAACTTCTTTGAGTGTGCTGTACAACAATATTTTACCTTTGAATCACCCTTCACTTCATATGTTGCTTGCTTCTCACATTTTTTCCTTAATTTTACATCACACACAGGATCTGTATTCATATTAATAATACCCCATTGTTTAATTGTTTTATTTTCATTTAAACAACAGTATGCAAGATTCTTAATTCCAACATCAAAAGATAAATATTCCATAAAAAATATATCATATTAAACCTTAAATATCTTAAGGTACCAATATATATTATAATACAATATTACTAAACCAAGGATATATATAGGGTAAGTATGGTCTGTATATCTTAGATCTATCATTGGATCTAATATTTTATTTACAATTGAATATCCACGAGAAACACCTCTCATCTTACATTCAACATAAGCAACGGTACAAACTCTATAATCAAATGACATTTTTAACATCCCAGTTAATAAAACAATTAAATATAATGGATTTAATAGTCTTTTTTCATAAACCATATATAAACCATATATGAGGTATAAATAAACAAGTATCTCAGTTAACATTTATATTATATTATATAAGAATAAAATAAATTAATTAGAAAGGGGCTCCGCCACCACTGCCCCCGTTATCAAGTCCACCAATCGGTGTTCCATTAAATGCTCCTGAATTTAAGGGTGGTGCCATCCCCATAGAGTTACTAGATGAATTACTAATTTCATTTCTTAATGTATTTCCATGTTGAGGTTGCTGCTGCTGCTGCTGCTGCTGATGCTGTTCATTTACATTGTTTTGATTATTTTGTTCTTGTCTAACTTGTTGAACATATGATGGATCCATCATACCATGTTTAGGTTCGTTTTGACGGGCATTTGAAACAGAAACAAATACTAAAATATTCCTTAACATTAAATAAATAATCGGGAATATCAAGAATATCCATGCTAAATTAACCTGATTATATTGACATAAACCATAAATAGTAGCCCCCAATACAACTAAGAGTTTAACTTCTTGGAGCGAATGATAATTAAATAGATTATTCATCTTATTATTATTATACTTGTTTAATGATGACCGTGTCATATATATACCACAACCAATAACTAATGCAAAGACTACATATACAACCATCGGTGAACACATGTTCATTGATAGTAAATTCAAGGGGTTTGATTCTTCCATTATAATATTAATAATATTTTAATTCTACTATATAAAAATAAATTGAGAAAGATATATTAAATTAAATGGGTATCCCCTTATATTATAAAAATATTATCAATGATTACCCTGAAATTATTAATAAATCTTCAGGATTTAAAACATGTATAAATAATCTACTATTTGATCTTAATTGCGCGATTCACCCTTGTTGTGCAAATAAAACAGACGAAAAAGAAATGTTTGAAGCAATACTTCAGAAAATAGAAGAATGTATACAAATTACAAATGTAAAAGATATTGTTTATATTGCGATTGATGGGCCAGCGCCAAGAACGAAAATGGAGCAACAAAGGCACAGAAGACTTAAATCTTCTTATGAAAAAAAAATATGGGATACAAATCAAATTACACCTGGTACAGATTTTATGATTAGATTAAATCAATTTTTAAAAGATAAAATATCATCGTTCAAGGTTAAAACAATACTTTCAGATTCAAACGAAGCTGGAGAAGGAGAACATAAAATAATGGACTATCTAGATAAACACATTAATACAAACGAAATTAGCGTAGTCTATGGATTAGATGCTGATTTAATCATGTTATCTATGATAAGGAAACATAACATTTACCTTCTTAGAGAAAGAACAGAATATAATATAGAAAATGTAATAGATCCATATGTTTATTTAGATGTTCCTCTTCTTAAAAAATATGTTATTGAAAAAATAAAAGACTCTAGGATTGAATATAAAATTAATGATGAAATGATACTCAACGACTACTTATTCATTTGTTTTTTAATAGGTAATGATTTTATAATAAATAGCCCTTCTATTAATATTAGATATGAAGGACTTCCTTTATTAGTGACAACATATTGTGAATTACAAGATGATTACTCTGGTACTTTTTATATTATAGATAATAAAGAAATTAATATTGAGAATTTCTATAGATTTATTAAAAAATTATCAGAAAAAGAAAAACATTCAATTGATAGAATATTAAAAAAGAGAGACATACAACAATACCGTAATAAGAATAAATACTCTGAATATTTAGAAAAAATTAAATCTATAGAAGATATATCCAATTACAAATATCAAGATTTTTATTCACAAAATGAATATGAATTTAACAACTTTACTAATTTTTCACCTTTAATGTTCAGAGAAAATGAAAATATTATATTTAAAAATGATAATTATAGAAAGAAATACTATATATACAATACTTACAATACATTAGAATATAACCCTAGTTATGATATGGTTATTGAAGAAGATATCCACGAAATATGTCAGGAATATTTTAAAGCGATTCAATGGACATTTAATTATTATTTTAATAAATGTGAATCATGGAGATGGTATTATAGATACCATTATGCTCCGTTATTAGTTGATTTCTGTAGTTATTTATCATCCTTAAAGGATAAACCCACATTTAAAAAAGATAAACCATACACTCCAAAAGAACAACTAAAAATAGTACTCCCACATCAAGATAAAAATTATATGTATCCGTTTAAAGCCCCTGAATATTCACTTTTAAAATCCTATTTATGGGAATGTCATCAAATATTACCTCATGAAAAGATTTAAAAATAATTATATTACTAAGTAATAAATGGGAATTACTATAAATGATACAATAACGCTAGATAGTGGATTATCAACCAGTACAGGGTATGGATCTTTTTTTAAGAGTAGCATTTATATAGAAAAAGAAATAACTGATGGTGCTGTACCAGCAGATATGAATGCATCAACTATTACTGAATCTGGAAATGTTGTTATAAGAGCAAATGGTCATTTGTGGGCTTCAAAAGGAGCACGCGATGGAAACAAAAGTATAATCCGCGTTGATAATATTCAAACAATTGTTACACTCAGTAGTTTTGTATCAACGAGTATTTATACATTACTCTACGAAGCATGGAAACAACAGTATTCTTCTGTATCAGATGCTATCTAATCATCTTTCACATCTAGGATTACAATTTTTAATGAGATATTTCACTTTTTCACATTGATCTAATGCCCTCAATTCAAATTCTGTTATTTTTATACGGTCAATCCATACATCTACTCCATCCTTTTTTACTCTAACAAGGTTAAATATCGCTGAATTAGAATGTGGATATTTAAATGCTGATTTATAGAATTCTAATTCTTTCTTAATTTTATCATATTCATTTTCTAATTTATTATATTCGTTATTCATTTTTTCAATTGTTTTGAAACATTCAGGTGTTTCATTATAATAATCAATTACCTTTGGTTCAAAATCCATAGTTAAATACAGTTACTACCCTTCAATTTATAATTCAAATTTGATATAAAAGTAAGATATAAAAGTAAAGTAATATTAATTATGGATTTTCAAAAATTATCACAAAGAGAATTAATTTATTTAGCAACAAAACTCCGTGTTGATTATAAAGATAAAATAGATAAATCATTACACAAGGAATTACATTCCATTGTACATCATCAAGAAAAAACTAATCCATATCACGGTGAATGGGATTTATATAGAAAGAATTGTGTTATTCATCAAATATTTAATAGAATCGTACCAAAAGAAGAAAGGCATCAATTTATTGAAAAACATCCTGTTGAGTTAATTAATGAAAAGTTAATAGAAAATATTAAAGAAAAACAATTTTATATTAAGGAGCAACAGAAAGAATTAGTTTCTATGAGAATAAAAGAAGCATCCATAGATACAAAGATAAAAAATTACAACGAAATTAAAAACTCAAGTGATAAAGATAAAGCAGAAGCTATAAGTATTTATAAAGAAGATTTCTTAAATAGGATTAGTGCACAGCGCCATTGGAAAACAACTATATTTGACCCTCTTATAAATATGGGGTGGATAGATCCATTATATCTTGAACTCCCTGGGAAAGATTCAGGGGGTTGGGAAAGGTATGGGAAAATTGAATATTTCACGGATTCAGATGGAAATGGTGGTTTCAACCCCTATGAAAAGCCTGATCTAATTTATAATCCATCACATTCTATTCCTTTTAGAAAAGATGACGGAACTGAAGTTAGAAATGAAGATATATTAGCTGCAAGGCTTCCTTCAGTTGATACAGTAAATGGTATTATTGAATTTAGAAATAAATTAATGGATAGATGTAAAGCTCTAAAAGAAGAAAATAAAAATCTGAATGACGATAAGAGAAAATTATTAAAAATAATTCAGAATAATAAAATGGATCTATAATCTACTTTCTAGGAGAAAAATCAATCGTTTCATATCTTTCATGAAATGGTATCTTATTGGGTTTAATACCTTTTACTAATGGACATGATTGTATTATATTTTGTCTAGGATAAAAATCTACAGTTTCATATCTTTCATTATATGGTATTTTTTTATTCATCCTAGGTAATAAATAACTATGATTGAATATATTATAACTAGTGATATTATTTATTTTATATTGTTCAAACATTAAACGTTGATTTAATAAGAATCGCTTATAATAAAAAGAATACATGTTTCCTAAACTATATTATATATTTATCATTTAAATATTTTTACCGGACAAATCCTATTGGCGGACCTTCTGAAGAACTCATACCTGATAAATTAGATTCTATTAAATCAATTTCACTATTTGATTTTTTAATATTTGCAAACTTATTTTTCATATAGATAAGAGAACCTTCAAGTGTTATAACCGATAGACAATTAAACATAATTGGATATTGTTCATTCACAATGGTATAAAATAAAAAGCAACTATTCGCAGTTATATTTATTACCATTGTATTTGTAGATAAATCTCCAGCTGATTTAGTAGTATATGTTCTATATACCTGAGGTACTCTTGAAAATAAGCCACAACATGTCCCTATTATAGATATGTAATTTGCTAAATCATATATATTCATTTCTTTAAAATAATAAAAATATGTTTAAATAATATAAATGAATAAGATTTATTGTATCATCGGTACAACTCTATTATTATCAAGTTTCTATATGGCCCTTGATAATAAAGATGTTAAAATAAAAGATTTTAGAAAAATATTAAATGAAGAACAAAAGGTAACATATGATGAAATAACTAAAGAAAGATTATATATCTATTTTACAGGATACCTTATTGGTATAATATGTGGTTACCTTTATTATTTAAAATATCCAAATGATAATGTAGTTGTATGTAAAATTATTGCGATTATTCTTTCTGTTAAATTAATGGTTTATAAACTATACCCTAAAAAACCACTCATGTTATATTCTTTAACAACAAAAGAACAAGTGAGTGCATGGGCTGACGTATATACTATCATGAAGAAAAAATGGATGGTTTCAATAATATTTGGATTCATTGGAGCAATTATTTTATCTTATTCATTTACTAAGTAATTAGATATCGTCAAGATTAATATCTCCTTCTTCGTCGGTTTCTTCTTCGGTATCTTCTTTTTCTTCCTTTTCTTCCTCATCAGAACTATCTGGGATATCACTTGAAAAAGTGATAGAATCATCCATGACTTCAGAAAACGGATTATCTTCTTCAAGCTTAAAACTATCAGGAAGGTGTCCCCCATCTTTTAGTTTACGCGATTGATTTTCATCATATGAATCAATTATATCACAAATATTATCCTGAAAATCTCTAATTGAAATAAGGACAAGGTCTCTCGCACCGATGAATCTTCGTTTACGCATCGCACCACATAATATTGCTGCGCGTTCTTTTCCATCTCCACAGCGCACATCAAATCGGCAATTTCCCTTACATCGAGTGACCTGCGCGTATTCTTGTCCTTCTAATTCTTCTTTTAATCTCAATGCAGAGGATCCATACGAATCTCTCTTATTCTTCTTATGTTTTTTTCCACCCTTTTTGTTTTTAGGCATAATGTAGTTTATAACTTACTATATATTACAGTTAATTGTTTAAATTATTTATCAATTAATTAAAGTTCTTCAAGGAGATTACATGGTATATGGGTATAACCTTTATATAAACTAATGATATAACGGTGTCTTCCATCAATAATTTCATATCTATCATCTCTACCATTAAAATTTATAACCTTAATAGGATCTAGACCTTTATCATTTTCAAAATCGTTTTTTACTATATCAATTCTTTTCATATCACCATAATTTTTAGTTTTAAAATCTCTAAACTTCTTGAGGCCAGTTCCATTATATTTATCACCACATAATCTAGTTAATTCTTCTGACATACTTTTATCTAGGATGATTTTATTATACTCAATTAAGATATAATCAATATTAGACATACCATTTTGTTTGTTTTCTGCTATTTTATAATGTGTTGGTGGTTCCAGTGACTCTGTATCTTCCGCCATTTTAAATTTGATATATAATAGATAAAATAAATCAAATTTAAATGTCAATACTCATTACAGAGTCACCCGCAAAAGCTAAAAAGATTCAAGGTTTCTTTCCAAATAATAGAGACTATTGTGTAAAGTCTTCATGTGGACATATTAGAGATCTATATAAGAAAAAAACAACTGAATATGGTATTCCTATTAATTTTGGAATAGATGTTGAGAATGATTTTAAAGCCAAATATATTATCCTTTCTGATAAAAAAGAAGTTGTTAAACAACTAAAACAATATTCTAAAGATAGAGAAGTTATTCTGGCAGCAGACGATGATAGAGAAGGAGAAGCAATTGCATGGCATGTAGCAAAAGTATTAAATGTGAATGTTAAGAAAACAAAACGTATTGTATTTAGAGAAATTTCAAAAAAAGCAATTCTTAAATCCCTTGAAACACCAACTGTAATTGATATTAATCAAGTTAATTCACAACAGGCTAGAAGAATAATTGACCGTTTAATTGGCTTTCTAATATCCCCATGTTTATGGAAAAATATAGACTCTAATGTGATGGGTTTATCTGCTGGAAGGGTTCAAAGTGCTCTTCTCAACCTTCTTGAAGAAAGAGAAACCCAAATTAATAATTATGAAACAGAAATACAATTAGATATATTTGGACAATTTGATAAATTAGAAAAATCAGAGTTCTTTATAGATCCATCCTGTGAAGAAGATGATTTTGATGATGAATTTATTGATAATCTGTTTAAAACATTTAACAAGAACCGTACATTTAAAGTAGAGAGTTCATCTATAAAAAAAAATAAAGTATACCCTGATAAACCATTTATAACATCATCCCTTCAACAAACAGCTCAGAAACATGGATTTACAATTAAGAAAACAATGAATATAGCCCAATCACTATATGAAAGTGGCCATATTACGTATATGAGAACAGACTCTACATTCATTTCTGATGATTTTCAAAAGAAAATTAAACATAAAATTGTGAATGATTTTGGTAAGGGGTATTTCTCAAAACCATTAACTAAAAAAGTAATGGGTGCTCAAGAAGCACATGAAGCGATTAGAGTAACTTCTATTGAAAAACCAGAATTAGATGGTGAATTTAAAACACTATATAACATGATCTATGATAGAACAATTATCTCTCATATGAAACCAGCTGAATATGATGTTCATAAACTATTATTAAAAAATAAAGAAACAAAAACAATAGGATATTTTGAAAGTAATTATAGACAACTCATATTTCCAGGGTTTAAGGTATACAATAATAAAGATATAACTGTGGATAATAAACCATCTTTTACTAATGAATATGTATTAAATGAAGCTTATAGCAATGAAAAAGAAGGAGCAAAACCTACATTATATGATGAAGGTGGTATAGTAAATCTATTAGAAAAAACAGGGATAGGTCGGCCATCAACCTATTCATCTATTATTTCCACACTTGATAATAGAAATTATACTGTAAAAGAAAATGTTAAAGCTGAAGATATAGAAGTTAAGAAGAAGACCTTACATAAGGATGGATTAATAACAAATAAAATTGAGATTAATAGGGGTAAAGTTTCAAAAAATCGTATTCTATTAACCCCCCTTGGTTCAAAGGTCCTCAAATATCTTCAAGATAATTTTATGAACATCATTTGTAAAGACTTTACAGTTAGAGTTGAGTCTGACCTTGATTTAATAGCATGTGGTAAATTAAATTATATAGATGTAATTAAGAAAGTATATAAATCATTTATCACTAAAGCACAAGAACAAATAAAAACTGTTAAATACAATACTTCAAATCTCAAAAAATTAGGTAATAAAAAAGGACTTGATATATTTATTGGTTCTGGTAAATATGGTGCTTATCTACATATTGTTAATAAAGATAAAACACATAGGAACATTAATATTTCTAAATATCTTAAAATAATAAAAAAGAATAATAAAACATTAACATTTGATGAGGCAGTTAATTTCTTAAAATACCCTAAAAAAATTAATGACGATATTACAGTATATATTGGTACCAATGGATATTATATGAAATGTAAAACTAGAACATATAGTATAAAGCAGGACGGAGATTATACTGAAGAATACTGTCGTTCTATATTAAGTGGTTAATTAGACTTATCTGTTATAAATCTTGGAGCAATATTCATACATTGTAGCTCTTGCATAAGTAGCTTACATGAATACGGCAATTCTATTTTCTTAAAATTCTTGTAGTTACTACATTTCTTACATTCATACATATTTTTTTGAGGATTAGCAATAATAGGCATATTACATTCACAACAGATGAATATCTGATATTTATCTGATACATCCATCATTCTTTCCTTCAGGAAATTTGATGTTCCATGGGCGATCATACAATCCCTTTCCATTTCTCCAAAACGAAGGCCTCCATGCGATGATCTACCTTCAGCTGGTTGCCTAGTCATAGTAACTATCGGACCACTAGACCTACTATGTATCTTATCGCCGGACATGTGCTTTAATCTTTGATAATATGTTGGACCCATGAAAATCTGTGTATTTATCTGTTCTCCCGTAAATCCATTATATAGGATTTCATTTCCAGTCATTTCATGGCCCGCTTGAAGGAGCATCCTGGTTACATCTTTTACTACAACCTTATTAAATGCTGTTCCATCTCCAAAATTACCTGTTTCACAACATACTTTACCAAGGATACATTCAATTAATTGTGCGATAGTCATTCTGCTAGGGATAGCATGAGGATTAATGATAATATCTGGAATAATTCCAGAGGATGTGAATGGCATATCTTCAGAATTATATATCATTCCAACAGTTCCCTTTTGTCCATGGCGGGAAGAGAACTTATCTCCAATTTGAGGTTTCCTAAAACTTCTGATCCTTGTTTTACATATCTTATAACCATCTCCATTCGTAGTAACATAGTTTTCATCAACATAACCTTTTTCATTCCTTCTAAGAGTAGTACTATTGTCCTTATAGTTATAATTACTATTACTTTTAATAGGAATAACTTTTCCAATTAGAATATCTGTATCATCTACTAAGGTATCTTTGTCTACGAATCCATTTTTGTTAAGCTTTGAATAGTTACATGGTTTTGGGAATAGTAATCTTTCTTTATTAGGCTTACAGAACTTCTCCTCTTCTCCAGATAATTGATTTTTCTTTTCTTCATCTTTATATGTCCTGTAAAATGTTGAAGAGAATAAACCTCTATCAATTGACGCTTTATTAAAGATAATGGAATCCTCTTGATTATATCCACCATATGTGGCAATCGCAACAATTACATTAATTCCATTGGGAAGTTTATCTCCATTAAGGTATTTCATCATTTTAGTCCCAATGAGGGGTTTCTGTGGATAACTTAACACATGACTAAATGTATCAAAACGTTTATTATAATTCGTACAGTGGACTCCCACAGCCTGTTTACCCATAGCAGATTGATATGTATTCCTAGGGGCCTGGTTATGGTGTGGGAATGGGATACAAGATGCAAGGGCTCCAAGAATAAGTGAAGGATGTATTTCACAGTGTGTTGATTTTTTACCACTATGGTCTTCTTTTAGATCCATTGAAATAATACAGTTATTTGTTTCGTATGGGTCAATATACTCTATACATTTATTATTCTCATCTTTCATATTTAGAACAAGGTCAAACCATGATATCTTATTCCTAGTCACTTTTTCATGGATCCTATCATTATACAAGACATTACCATCTTTAACCATTAATAGAGGCCTTAGAGGTCTTCCACTATCACTAAATATATTAATTGTATTTGTAATTTGTTCCCAGTAGATCGATGTGTGTGCATTAATCTTACCAGAATCCCTTGAATATTTAAAACATTCAACAAGTTTAATCGGTTCTTTGGTATAACCTATCCAATCACCATTAATAAAGACTTTAATATCCTTAGTCTTATCAAAGGTAAATACATCTATCCCTTTAAAATTATAAATATAATCTTTGATATAAAATCTAACCGTTTCAGATGTAGAAGTTACTGATATTTCACAATTCATAGATAAATTCTTAACAATACCAACGGCCTGTCCCTCCGGTGTCTCAGAAGGACAGACATAACCCCATGCCGTACCATGTAGTTTTCTTTGAGTAATTAATTTTCCAGTATTATCTGATGGTGTTTGTACCCTTCTTAGATGTGAAAGGCTTGCTGGATATGTTAATCTGTTGAGGACCTGCGAAACTCCCTGCTTACTTGCATTTACTTTCATTCCCCAATTACCAGTTGCCATAGCACCTTTAATAATATTCTCTATATATGAAGATCTAATAATCTTATGAATATTGATTTCATTAATAATATCATTATATTGTTTATTAAGATTCCACAATCCAGAATTAACTTCCTTGTTCAAGTAGTTCTTAATATCCTTTGTAATCTTATGAACACACTGATAAGTTAGACTCCCCAGTAGATATCCAGGTGTCTCAAATCGTTTGTTCAAATAACTATCTCTGTCATCAAATGGTATGATCCCAACATAGCATTTGATTAGCTTATTAATCATATTACCTGTAAAGAATATCTTCTTCTGGACATCATCTCCAATATGGTTAAGGTATTCCTTGAGGATTACTTCTTTAACATAAGATATCTTTTTCTCTTCATTTTGAATATAATATGAATTATTGTTAATATTCCTACTAATAAACTTAATTGCTTCTGTTTCTGTTTTAACTTCAAATGCTTCTTCTATAGATAATTTTAGAACCTTCAACATTGTTTTGTCAATCTTTGAACCATTATTATCAATAATATGATATACTATTTCTTTGTCTGATACACAACCAAGGGCCCTGAACAATATGAATATTGGTATTTCGGTTTTCATATGTGGGAGCATAATGCGTAAATGGTTATTGTAAATGTCTGGTTTATTTGTGATCTTTATGGATGAAACCTTCGGGATTCCAAATATGTTTTCATCGAGAGAACGAGTTTCACAGATGTGAGAATATTTGGATGAATTCTTAGGGTTTTTAAATACTTGAATCAAATTATTTGCTATCTTTTCTTGTGAAATAATAACTTTTTCATTACCGTTGATTATGAAATATCCTCCAAGATCATAACAACATTCATCATCCATACCTTTCTGATTAAGGATACAATATTTAGAATAGACCATAATAGGAATTTTCCCAATTACAATATTGGGGATAATATTTTCATTTAATTCAATCTTCGCTCCATTTTCCTCAATAGTTATCTTAGATATAAAATCTACGATAATAGGTGACAGGTATGTACTATTCCTTATACGAGCCATTTGTGGTGTCATTAATTTAGAACAACCATTGTTTTCAACCATGAGAGGTTTTCCTATTCTTAAATCTTTGATCCCTAACTCTATCTTTCTTATAGAACAATTACTATCATTAAAATTGATGGTAACAGGAAACCTTTCGGCTAGAATCGCTGGAATAATTTCATCAACGTAATAATTATATGAATTTATTTGATGTGCAATGATAATATTTTTTTGCTTAAAATAAGATTCAATCAAGGAATCTGTATTAAGTGTCATAATAGACTAATTTACGAAATAATTTTAAATAATTTTCAAATTTAAATTATTTAAAATATAATGGAGAATAAATAATAAATGGATTATAGATTATTTCTTGTATTACTACTACTTTTCGTTTTATATTTTGCGGTTAGTATGTTCCATGAATATTATATCTTTAAAATGAAAAATAAATATAGTAAAAAGACTGACTAATAATTAAGATAGAGCTAATTTCTTTATTTCTTCATAATTAAAACCATCCATATAATTTATTTCATTGCTACTAAATTCTTCTTTATTTAATTTATGTTCTTCAGTTAATAATGGTAAATATTCCTGGAAAATATTATATGTATCACAATAATTCTTAATATCTAATATTCTTTTCTGATAAAATTCTCTAACTTGCCCTTCAATATGCCTACCACTATGACCGGTGCCATTTAGAGTATAATCATATTTCTTAATATCTTTACATAATTGATTATGGACTATAAGCGACTGTATTACATAAGAATCTATTAACAATGAATTATTCCTCATTGTATTTATTATTAATTTAAAAAGGAATATAGGGTCATCATATGATAAATCTGTTTCTTCTTTAATATTTTTCATTTCAATTAGTATTTTTTCTTTTGAACATACTCTATTAATTAATATATGGCTATAATACGCAAAATCATCTATAGTTTCATCATTTGCTTTAAAAAATGTATTGTCAATTCCTGTGAGGTGGTCAATTAATGAATCAGGAATATACCAACAGAAACCAAAATCATAAATAACTATCTTAATATCTTTATTACCTTTAGTATCCTCCATTCTAACACACCAATTTCCTTTATGAAGATCTCCATGTGTAAAGTTTAAAATATGTTCATTATTTTTAATGAATAATTTCATTAAGATAAATATTTTGTTCCTATTATAATTAGATATCTGTTTGTCATCATGTTTTATTCCATCCTCATAGGACATAATCAATATATTACTTGAAACACGACTAATCGTTGGAATAATAACTTTATCATTTTCCCTGTAATAGTCATAAAATTTCAAACAATTATTCCCTTCATTTATTAGATCAGTCTGTGTTTTAAAATCTTTAATAAAATCATTCAACTTAATTGGTAAATAATACTTAATATATCTATTAACAATGGGAGTATTATATAACATCCATATAATAATATTAAAAAATAGGATGTGTTTATTTAGATCAGGATGAAGGCATTTTAATGCATAATATTGATTATCTATCTTAGATTTAACTTTATAAACCTGTCCAATACTCCCTGAAGCAATTAATTTAATAATTTCATAGTCTTTTTCTATATTTGTATTAAACTCATTAGAATATAATTGTTTCGTATATTCTATTGGATGCTCATTACAATTGTCATACAAAGTTTCTAATTTCTTAAACCATGTATGTTCACCGTTTTCATAATCTATTTCATAAATACTCTCAACCTTGGGTAGTATCCATTGTGAAAATTTTATAGCTATACACCCACAATCTTTTATATTCTTAACTATAATATCTTCTATTATTTCAGATTTATCATTCTGAAAATAATAGATTGATGACCACAGGAATAATTTAATATAATTTAGTAAAAATATCATTATCTATAAAGTTTATATTTTTTTAAATGATTAAACTTATTTAAACTTATTTAAACAAATTAAAATACTTATTATAAAATGGAATCATCATCAGCAAAAAAAACTACCGGATTGAATAGTACTATCCAAGAATTAATTATGTTCTATATTAAGGAAAACTACAAACAGTACATTAAAGAAAAGAATATAGATAAAATACCAACTTCTGAATTAAAACAAGTAATTTCAACCATGTATACAGAAAAAAAACAACATCTTAGAGTATTTCTAAAGAGTTCATTGAAACAGATTACTAAAGAGGAATATCCCGGAGATATTGTAGTGGATGGTATATGTAATGATATATACGCAGATAATGAATTATGTATAAATAGACTTGTTTTGGAAATTAAGAATTACCAGGATACTAATTCGCAAGCTAAAAAATAAAAATTATAATGTATTATAATATAGTATGGTAAGAGGTCTACTAAGCAAACATATTGATGATGGAATTATCAATATTAAGAAAAAGAATGGTGGAGCAGATAAGAAGTTATCACCATTATCAAAGAATTATTCAAATTATCTTAATAAGAATAATAAAAGAAGAAGTAATACTAGGGATAAGATGAAAATAGATGATATTAAAATAAATATTATCAAAAAAGAAAACCCCGCTTTAGTCAAGAAGAAAGCTGTAGCGAAAGTTGAAAAACCTATCGTAGTTAAGAAGAAGGTTGAGGCGAAAGTTGAAAAACCTACCGTAGTTAAGAAGAAGGTTGGAAAGCCCACAGTAGTCAAGAAGAAAGTTGAAAAACCAACTCCTACAGTTATAACTAAGAATAAAGTTAGTAAGCCTGATGCGAAAGAAGAACCTATTGCAATTAAAAAGAGAAATAGTAAAAGGTCTAATAGAAGGATTTCAAAGAAATCTAAAAAAAGATCTTCTAAAAGAAGAAAAACACTTCATAAAAAACACACAAAATCAAGAAGAATATCTTTTAGATGTTATCCACAAAAAGATAATGTAAATATTGACAAAATGTTAAAAAAAGTTGAAAAAATGTCAGATGAAAATATTAAAAAAGAACTTCTTAAGAACGGTATAGAAATTAAAACTAATAATAATAAATTATTAAAAGATATGTATATGTTCTCTAATATGGGTGGAATAAGGATTAACAAAGAATAATTTAATTTAATACATCTTCCCCATCACCATCACCACCGCCATCACCATCACCATCACCGCCACCATCACCCTCTTCTTGGTCACCACCATTTACTCTCTTTTTCTTTATGACTTTGATAATGTAGGTATCATTATCAATTAACATCGGATTCCCATATAGTCCAGTAATGTTGTCACACTTGGATCTATCACCTGAATCTACAAGTGTAAAAGAGACATATTCTCCAGGGTAAACCTTTTTAAATGTATTCACTGAATTAATAGCTGAATAATGGAAGAAGACTTCACTATTAATATTATCAGATGAGGGAGTGATTAACTGAATAAACCCAAACCCTTTCTTTTGATCAAACCATAAAACACGTCCGATTTCATTGCCAAAATTATTTTCATTATTGCTCATATCCGTTTATTTAATTATTTATATATAAATTACCTTTATATATGTTTCGTTTTATTTTTCAAACGATTATACTTTTATATGTCATACTATTAATTTATAGTATAATAGATATTCAAAAATATAATATAAATGGAATATTAAAAGATATAGATAACTACGAAGATATAGAAGAAGAAATAAAAAACTTAAACCCTATAATGGTTCATTATGAACATAATTTTTCTCCAAATAATTTACCTCAGAGAGTTATATTTAATGATAATAACATAAATATAAATGATATTTATAACTACTCTAAGAATCAAATAATTATCACTAAAGGTGAAAATATTTTAAATAGTTCTAAACCACCTTTCTTATATGATTTATTTAATTCGTCTAACTTCTATGTACACACTAACCAAACAACATCAATTTATAGATCAGATATTAACATACCAATTAGTCAAGCCTTACATAATATTAATATTATAGGAGTAATTGATGGAGAAACATATATATATTTAATTAATCCTAAACATAAAGATGAAATATTAATGAAAGAAAATCATGAAGTAAAAAAATGGGCCCATAAAATCAAAGTTAAGAAAAATGATATATTATTTATCCCTACAAACTGGTTCTATATACAAGAAACAAAAGACAATTGTATACAGTATAACCTTGATATTGACACATATTTCACAATTATACCACTTTATATTAAGGAGTTAACTAATATATAAAGAATTAATCATTATAGATACTAAATGAAAACAGTTTACTATTATCAAACCTTTGAAGGCCTTGACAAATTAATGACACACCCAGAAGATGTAGATATAATTATTGTTTCGTCCATTCATTTTGGAAAAGATGGGAATGGTACACCCAATATTTATTTAAACGATAATTTACCAAGCGACGATAAATTTACTACTTTATGGAAGGAAACTGAAGAATTATCAAAGAAAAATGTCACGATTACATGTATGATGGGTGGGGCAGGACTTGCATATAGAGTATTATTTGATAATTTTGATACATATTATCCATTACTCGTTCAAATGATACAAACATACTCATGGATATCAGGTATAGATTTAGATATTGAAGAAGAAGTTGATTTAGACAATGTAAAAATGCTAATTGATAAGCTAAATCAAGATTTTGGAAGTGATTTTATAATCTCAATGGCCCCCGTATCTTCTTCTTTAGAAAATGATGGAGTTGGTATGGGTAACTTTAGTTATAAAACATTATATAATACAGAACAAGGTAAAAGGATTAACTGGTTTAATTGTCAAGCATATAATTCTTTTAGCTCAGATACACTTTCTAAAATAGTTGCCAACGGTTATCCAGCAGATAAAATTATAATGGGAATGGAATCGGCACAATTTACAGGTGATGAATATCTACCAGAAATAAGAAAAATGAAAGAAACACATCCAGATATAAATGGTGTTTATGATTGGGAATATTTTGATGCTCCACCAGAATGTCAAAAAGATCCTTCTGAATGGTGTAAATTAATAAAAAACTTAAATTAATCCATAACTATATTTACCCATAGTTAATTGTACTCCCTTCATTTCTTTTATAATAGTTTATTATCTTAATCCTTTCTTCCTTTGAAGGTCGCTTAATCAACTTTCCAGAAATTGGATCTATTATATTAAATAATTTTTTGGAAGGGAACTCCATACCATACCTATGCGAGATACAGTTCAAACATTTCTCTAAAATAATTCCATTGATATAATAATTATTTCTTCTACCATATAGAATCTCAGAGGCCCTTCCGTCTATTAAAGCACCCACATTTTTACCTTTTAGAAATACACGACCTTCATTAACCCCGGGTCTACACATTTCATATAGTTTTTTATAAGGCCTTCTTTCTCTCCATTCACTATTCATATGTTTCAATACCTTTTCCTTATGGATAATCTTCCAATATTTTTCTTTAATAATATCAAGTATGTCATTTGTTATCGGGAATAATGTCATAATCTAGTTATTTACTATTAATTTATAGTGTTTTATCAAATTTGTTATAACCTAAAAATAATTTATTAATTGTTAAATAATGAGCTATTTTAAAATTTTCAATCAAAGAATGGTAAATAGAAAAATATATATACCATTCCCTCTGATTGATATTTATTATTTTCAATGGAATAAAATGAACCCTTTACCGATCCATGATCATGCCGAGGGAGGGTGTGTCATGATGTTATTAAAGGGTAAACTCAAAGAAAAAAGATATGATAAAAATATTAAATTAATAAAAGAAAATACATATTATTCTCCAAAAATATCATTTATAAATAATGATATTGGTTATCATTCTATCAAACCAGAAGTAATATCACGTTCTATACATTTTTATTACCCTAAAAATCATAAAACAAAATATTTTAATAGTAATAAAGATGAAATTAATTCCATTTATAATACTGATTAGTTTATTATTCTTTATATATGTAGAGCTCTCTGTTGGTAATGTATTTATAAGAATAAATTCAGAAGGGAAAAAGTGTTTTAATATCTCAAGTGTTTTTCAATATATGATTGAACCCCTTAAAAATAGATTCCTTTGGAATATTGAATTATTGGACGTTAATTATGTATTTATAATTTCTACAAGTATTATGTTGTATTATAGTATATAAATGGCATTAAATTGCGGTGATTTAGATAATACACTTAAATCCGAAATAAATGAATTATGTTCCCTACAAGAAACGAGTGTAGATTACATGGACACAGGCTCAGGGATGAGACTTGATGGAGGCCCTCTTTATTGTGAAGTAGACCCTAGTTCTGGAACAGGAACAACGTGTCCAGATGACAGTGATCTATGCCCTGACTATCCAAATTGTCAGTTTACTTATTTTGATAATTCTAATAATTTTGATTTCACGTGTAAAAATGATGAAGGTACACCATGTAGTTTCTATAGTCAAGGTGATGGTACAGTAGATATTAATAGTGAATGGGTGAATCCATTGGACCAAGATACATATAATTCACAAATTATAACGGGATTTAATAATCTATTACATCCAATTGAAGGTTGTAATGCATGTTGCTCTCCCCCACAAATCGCTAACCTCCCCCTACCTGATTCAAGTGTTTGTGATATTACAAGTAATCTTCAGAATCTAATTAATTTAAAGGCCACTATGTCATTGCCATCATCTACAAATGAATGTCAATTTTGGAATAGAGATAATGTAGATGATGGAACCCTGTGTAATGATGGAGATGATCAAACGGTTAATGATCTGTGTATTACAGGTACGTGTATTGGAACCAGTATATGTACTGAAGGTCATCAATACCTTCAAGATAATAACCTTACACTTGTATATGGTCCAACATGTGATTTATCTAATATGTATCATGGTAGTGGTTTATGCGAAGTACAATGTATTGTAGAAGGTTCAAGTTCTAATACACGTTTAATATGTAGCGAGGATGGTGTCCTCTCTACAACAGATACATATACATGTTCAGCACCTAGTACTACGGCTGAAGCAGAAGCCCAAGCAGAATCACAAGCAGAATCACAAGCAGAATCACAAGCAGAAACACAGGCTGAAACACAGGCAGAAGCACAAGCAGAAGCCCAAGCTGATGTAGCAATGACAGAAGCATCTCAAGCGCAGACAGCAGCCGACGCCGCACAAGCACTGGCAGATACTGCTTTACTAGAAGCCCAATTAGCACAGGCTGAAGCGGATACTGCTTTAGCAGAAGCCCAATTAGCACAGGCTTCCGCAGATACTTCTTTAGTAGAAGCCCAATTAGCACAGGCTGAAGCGGATACTGCTTTAGCAGATGCACAATTAGCACAGGCCGAAGCTGATTTAGCTCAAGCAGCGGCTGATGAAGCTCAAAGTTTAGCAGATTCAGCACTAGAATCGGCTAGGGTAGCAGCACAAGCCGCAAGTACCACTACTACTGAAGATTCATCCAATGAAATGGTATGGGTTATAGTTATATTATTTTTGATTGTTTTTATTATGATTTTATTTGGTCTAAGTATTAAATTTTAATATACTATTTATAATATACATGGAAAGTGAAAGAATAATAAAGATAGAAAGTGACATTGAGCTTTCTGGAGGATTTGATCAATATGTATCTGAAACACATAATAATCCAGAAAAGGTTAGTGATTTATCATTTTATATCAATCAAAGTATTAAAACACGTGTTTCTGATTGTGATAAATGTGAATTATCTGATATAAATACATTATTAGATAGTTTATACCCCATAATATCAAACGAAGATGCACAAAAAATAGTTGAATCAAGGGAAACTGGCAATACTTTAAATAAATCTGAATTAGACTCTTATTCATCACTTGAAGATATTAAAAATGGAATTACGGGTATCCCTAATAGTTGTATTAGCTGTTTTAAAGAAAAATCTTCAAATACAAAATTAAATGATTCAAGGACATGTGAAAATACATATGGGATATCAGGTATTCCAGAGGAAGAATCACAGTTCACTTGTCCCGATGGTTATTCTAATAAAAGTGATTTATCTTTAATAAATTGCCCTGATCAAAATAATTGTAATAAAGAATTATGTTGTGATGTTAAAGATGAAAAATATTACCTTCGTTTTATATTTCCGGCATTAATGTTATTTTGTATTATCATATTTATAATGACATTAGTAGGGTACGTATTAAAGGGTAAACAATCTAATTATCAAGAAATAGTATTCAAATAAATTTGAATAAATATGTATTGATTAGGTACTATAATTATGCGTAGTTTCCTTGAAGAAATTATATATGAACAAAATAAAGAATTCCTTGAAAACATAGCAACTGAAATGTATGACTCTGAGGAAAATAGAAAATTATTTATTCAAAAATATCATAAAAAAAACTTCTCTGTCCTTATTCAAGTTAATAAAGATCAGATTAATTCTCAAAAGAAAAAATGCAATAGACTACGTTCAAAAAAAGAATAAAATATAAAACCTTTATTTGGTGGGCACAACCAAATAAATGGTGTCAGTTAACGATTTCTAAGTAACATGAGATTATTTTAAGTTTACAATAGTCCGCAATAATTATAACATGACATAAACATACCGAGCCTTAGTAACAAGATATCTCCCAATAATTGTGGTGGTGGTGAATTGATTGGGGTCTGCGATGTCCTTTAAAGATGTTTATGTATTGCGTTATAATCCATTTCTAAAATAACTATTTCCTACTTCTAATTTACAACATTTGAAGTATTTTATATTTCTTCTATTTCAGATTGAATCATATCCAATAGAGTTGGTTTTTTTCCAGAACCTTCTAATGCTTTATAAAGGGCAAGTGTTTTTTTGTAATGTGCTTTTTTTTCTTCTGGACTTTCATATTCATATACATGTCTTATAGAATTATCCCCCGAAGATAATGGTATATTCATAATATCCTCCTTTGCCATTCGGTTAAATAATTTAGTGAATTTCTTTTTATCAATTTTATCTTCTTCTGTTTCACCTGGTATCGGTGGCATTTTTTTGGATGATCTAAATAAACTATCATTAGTACTTTTATTAACCGCAGTTAGGTATTTATCATCCGATACTTTATATTCTAATTCTTCGGGCTGTAGCTTCACGCGCGCCGCCGACGAGATCCAGTCCCGGAATAGTGAACTATCATTTTCTTCCGCAACCTTCCTTAGTTTACCTTTTAGAGATCTTCTATTAATATATTTAGATTCGTATCCAGATACTAAAACTAATAAATCTTCAATTCTCTGAATGGTACCCGATTGATCCTCATTTAAAGAATTTTTTATAACTTCAATGCTTTCCCCTTTATTTAAAGTCAAGTCCTCCATTATAACCTGGTATATCTTATAAATATTTTCGCTTGGATATTTAGATTTGATACTTAGATATATCTGTTCATCTACGCTTTCATCCCAAGCTGAATTACCAACTATTTTAGGAATAAAATAGTTAATAATAACATCTTTATTAATAATAAACTTGCCGATTTTAAAATTTCCACGTTTTTCCCTTACTACTGGATCGGCTCCACCATTCATTCTTATCGGAGGAGGATCAATTTTATTATTTTCCTTTTTTAAATTATCTGCAGCGCGCTCTAACAAATCTAGCCGACCTGGAGAAATAAGGGATCCAGTATTTGTCCTCGTACGCCTTCTTGGGATAATTGTTTCAATTTCGTTAATATTCTGAGAGATAATATCCTCTGATATTTCTGGAGTTTTTTCATCCTTTTCTTTCTTTTTAACAACTAAATTACGGTCAAATTGATCTTTACACCAGTAACATGATTCTGTAATTCTTTTAAGCTGTCTTAAATCTTTGTCACACATATTTTTATTTCTAAATGCTTCGTTTGAATATTTTTTAGCTTTCTCTTTTGTAGCTGTGCCTTTCTTAACTTTTTTATCAAACAGATTTACTAATAAACTACATTCATGTCTCATTTCATCACTTCGAGATTGTAGTTTAGAATTTAATATTTGTTCTTCCCTTTCTTCTTTTGCCTTTCGTAACCTTTCTTTTTTTTCCCTCTCATTTCTATTATAAGTGGATTCTCTTTCTAGTGTCCCCTGTAGTTCATCGTATTCTTGTTGAGTTTCGTAACCAGAACCACCTTTAAATAATTTCTTTTTAGTTCTTCTTCTAATACCCATTAATATTATATTATATCACAATATAATTAAATACCTAGACACCACAGAAATTAAGTACTTCTTTAGCTAAAATTTTCCATCCATCACCATTTGCTTCATATTTATGATCTCCAAGTGTTGGGCATATTTCTATTTCATTAATGAAAAATTCTCTACATCTTTTATCATTATCCATACAACAAGCAAAGTCAATACGACATTGTACAAGGGGTTCTTGATCTTTAAAAAGGTCATCCAGTAATTTTTTCCCAGTTACAAGACATTCTTTAAGGAGATCAGGGTCTATTTTATCTTGATGTTTAAATACTCCTTCTCCATCTTTCCATTGCTGTTTGTAAGAATATATATTCTTTCCATTAATCCAGTATGTTTTAATTTCTCCAAATTTATTAAACTCTGGGATAAATGGTTGTAATAAAAGTCTTTTATATTCTTGTTTTCTAAGTCTTTCTAATTGAGCATCTATCTTTTTTTCTGTTGGATTTTTAATTATTTTAAACCCGGATTTAAATGCCCCTAATTCTGGTTTAATAATTATTTCATTTAATTTATTCTTAGTAATAAATTGTAATATAGATTTCGTTGTTGTCCTTGATAAATCAATAAATTTAGTTGGTGGAATATTATATTTCTTATCTCCAAGATACTTCATATACTTATGTTTATCAATGATAAATTGTTGCATCTTTTGTGAAGGAAATACTTTCGCATTTGTCTTTCTAAGTATGTTCATGTATTTCTTATATTGATCCATTCCACCATTCATAAATGAATAAACGCCTTCAAAAATAGAAAAAATACAGTCACATTTATTACAATCTTTAAGAGTAAGTTCATTTCCAAATAAAGGAACTACATTCACACCTTTCTTTTCACCCTGTTTTTTTATTTCAGCAAAAATAGCAAAATCATAAGGAATATAATCACTATAAATATCATAATCTTCTAATACTTTTAATGATGATTTATTACTATTATAGTATTTTTTTGAAACAGCTTCGTCTTCAGTCCCTATAATTACTCCTATTGTTTTCATTTATATTATATATTATATTATATATTATAAAATGAATAATTTTTCGCCATATCCAATCACTGACTCAACATTTTACTCAACTGAAAATCAGGCATTATATAAAGATAATACTAGTGGTAATTGTTTAAATACACAGGGATATACAAAAACTATGGAACCTAATACAACTGTTGGTTATCACAAACCAATAAATGAATTATGTAAAGATATC